AATATCACTGGTGCCATTACATCTGACCAAAGTGAAATCAACGTACTTGATGGAATCACATCCACCACAGCAGAGCTGAACATCCTCGATGGCGTCACTTCCACCGCAGCGGAACTCAACATCCTAACTGGCTGCACAGTGACAGCAGCAAACTTAAATGCTCTTACTGGTGTGACCAATCTGGCTTCAGCGACAGAAGTTGTCAACGACACCACCCCACAACTAGGTGGTCAACTCGACACCAACGGTCAGTCCATTGCCTTCGGTAACTGGACTATCGAGGTTGATGGCTCAAACAACTTACTGTTTAATTATTCTGGTGACACAAAGATACGCATGACCTCTGCTGGTGCATTGGATGTCGAGGACGACATTACAGCCTACAGTGGTGTTTAGTCATGCCAGTAACATCATCCGGCCTCATTAGGCTCAGTGGCGATATTGTAGCTGAGTTTGGTGGCAGCGCACCCCATGCGCTATCAGAATACTATAGAAACGCAGGTCTAGTATCAGCAGGAAACACTGGTGTACCAACTAGCGGTTCCATCTCTTTCTCTGATTTCTACGGAACGACATCAACCACAAACCGTGACATCCGTGTGAGGATGAGCCACACAGGATCAAACTACTCTGGCTTTGGTGTCACCAGTATCACAGACAGAACACCTCAGTCATATTCTGGCACAGGTACAAAGAAAATCTTCAGCCCCGTATGGAGAGCAGGGACAGGCTATCTGGGAACAAGCCTCACTTTCACTATCAGTCAGAACGAAGACACCCAGTCAACCCATATCGAGTTATTAGGTGGCACTGACGAAACCAACGCTACAACTCGCGTTTATTTATGGAACTTAGGTTACAACGGCAGCGGCGGTGGCAATCGCTCATACCGGCTCAACTTTAATTCAAATGGTTCCATCTCATCGCTCACGCAGACTGGCACACAATACAACTCAGGTATCGTCAGTCTTGCCACTCAGAATATCAACTCCAGCCATCGCTGGTATCGCTGGGAAGTCACCAGTCCATCTTCATCAGCGAAAGTCGGTACTTTGATTAGCGGGCAACCAACGAGCCTTAGTTCCGTTACACAACCAGCATAGAAAAGGGAGAACCTTCTATGGCAATTCTCCCGATCCGTGAATTAGGGAACACAGGCGTTATCACTGACGTTTCACCATACAACATCCCCATCAATGCTTTCAACGCAGCTTTTAATGTGCGTTTTGACGAAGGAAGAGTAAGCCGTGCGCCTATCTTTAGAAACATTAAAGACACGCTTGGGTTCAGCCCTCGCTTCGCCCATGGGATTGTGCCTTCAGTGGGCTTCGATACTGTTGTTGTCGTTTCTGATGCTTGGGATATTAGAGAGTACGCTAACAACAGTATATCAAACGTAAATGGTTCCATCACTGGATCAACCGACCCCCGCCCCTACACAGGAACTTCACTTGCTGATGTGGTCTACATTAACAGACCAGACAGAGTACCAGTGTACCGCAACAGCACAGGATCAAACTTTGCTGACCTTCCTAACTGGGATAGCACATGGAGATCAGCGTCTTTGAGGTCTTACGGGGATCAGTTGATTGCCTTAAACATGACCGAAGGCTCTACTAACTTCCCCACCAGAGTACGCTTCTCGAACCTTACTCAAGCCAATACAGTACCAGATTCATGGGACGCTACAGATACTACGAAATCAGCAGGTTTCAACGACCTTGTGCAGGTTGAGACTGAGATTGTCGATGGTGAGACACTAGGCACGAACTTCATCATTTATGCCCGTGATCAGGTGTGGCTTATGGAGTTCGTAGGTGGCACCTTTATCCATAACTTTAGGAAACTGTTTACTGACGCTGGGGTTATCAACCAGAACTGTGTTGTCGAGATCGAAGGCAAACACTTTGTATTCGGACCCTTCGACATCTACACACACGATGGTAACTCTAAGCAATCTATCTGCGATGAGCGCACCAAGAACTTTATCTTTAGTTCGCTAAACAACTCAGCGGCTGACCTTTGTTTTGTTCAGCATAATCCTACCTTGAACGAAATCTACTTCTGCTATCAGTCAGGTGATCAGTATGTTGCATTTCCTAATGCTAACAGATGTAACCGCGCAGCGGTATATAACTATAGACGTAATACATGGTCATTCATGGACTTACCAAACGTAAGCAGCGGCACAGTTGCATCAGTCAACTCAGTGGCTACATACGCAACCAGTACGACAACCTATGCTCTCACAGGTGGTACTTACTACCAACAGCAAGATAGTTTTAGCAAACACACGATTATGGTAGGCGAGACACTGACAGCAGATGGTATAACCAGTGACAAGATATATGGTATTGACCTGTCTGACTTAGGGCAGATTGCTTTCCAGCTTGATACTGAAGCCACGAAGCCAGTTTACCTAGAGCGCACAGGTATAGACTTGGATGAAGCAGGGATGGCTGCATCTCAGTATGTAGTCTGCACACGGATTTACCCACAGGCCGACACAATTAACACAGCAGACACCACGATGATCTTTGAGTTTGGTGCGTCAGACATTCCAAGAGCCACCCCTTCATACCAGTTGTCTCAGGTCTTTGACATTTCAACAGACCATAAGATTGATAGTAGGGCAGCAGGTCGATACTTGTCGTATAGGGTCACTATCCCAGACAACAAAGACTTTGAAATCTCAGGCTTCGATATCGAGGTTACACCAACTGGGAGAAGGTAGATGACAATATCAGACAAGACCAATGTTGTCGTTCAGACTTACCTGCGTACACAGTACCCAGTCATAGAAGAAGGCATCAGACGATACTTTCAAGATGAATTACAACGAATAGAAATAGCCATTGGCACTCTGGCTCAAGCAGCCGTCCAAGTAACCGATAACGAACCTGATAACCCAATCAGAGGCATGGTCAGGTACGCAGTGTCACCGTGGAACCCAACAGGGGCTGGTGACGGTCTATATGTCTACAACGGTACGGCATGGGTAGCGGTATAAAACATGAGAAAAGGAATATGATATGTTTGGTCAGATAGCAGGAGCCGTCATTGGCGGCGTAATGGCTAACAGTGCTGCTAAAAAACAGGCGGCAGCTCAAGATAGAGCATCAGCACTTCAAGCGCAGGGCTACACCGATGCCCGACCTTACGTCAAAGGCATGTATGAAGGTGGTCAGGCTGGTTTAGACTCAGCTCTTGCTGCTGGTTACTACGGTGGTCCTACATACGCTGGCATGAATAACATGCAGAATACCGCTGCCAACAATATGTATAACTTCGGCAACAATGCTTTCGGTAACGCTGGTAACATCATGAACGCCACAGGTGGGTTTGGTGGTAACTATGCTGACCTCTACAACCAAGCTAGTGCAGACCGCGCAGGTGTCGCAGAAGACTATGTGAACGCAAACGCTGACCCTATGGTTAATCGTGCGCTGCGTGACAGTACACGACAGCTAGAAGAAGACACGCTGACTAAAATAGGCATGGGTGCATCAGCCTCTGGTAACACTAACAGCTCAAGAGCTGGTGTAGCAGAGGCTATAGCTGGTCGGGGCTACATGGACCGCGCTGCTGACACAAGGGCTGGAATTGAGAACAGACTACGAAACGAGTCATTCAAGAACCAAGATGCACAGTTCTCAAACATGATGAACGCTAATGCTGGCATGTCTACATCATTTAACAACGCTTTCGGCATGGGCAATACAGCAGCGGGTAACATGGCTAACGCTGGCTCGATGTTCCAGACAGACGATCAGAACCGCATGAATGACGACGGGGCAAGGTTCGAGGGCAACCGTGACTTCGAGCTAGATATGTACAACAAGTTTAACGCTGGCATCCTTGGTCGTGCTCCACAGACAGCAGGTAACGTAAGACCTAATCTTACTGATCCAACTACAGCAGCTTTCGGCGGTGCTATGTCTGGCATGGGTATGGGTCAGAAGTTCCAAAACGCTTTCCAGCCACAAGCGCAGCCTATGGTATTCGGTGGTTACGGTAATAGCGGCCCATCGACAGGCTTTGGCTTTGGTGGATCAGGTGGTGGATCACCTTATCTCTACGGTGATGGCTACCTTGGTGGAGACTAAAGCACATGCAATTTCCAAGTGGACTACTCAACTTAGACGGTAGCCCCACACCAGCATTGATGGATGCCATTAGACACAGCGAGACAGGCCATCTGAATGATGCACAGGCAGTGGGTGCAGTCAGCAAGAAAGACGCTATTGGCCCTTACCAGCTTCTTCGTAAGAACCTGCACCAGATGGGCTACAAGATGCCTACCAACATTAGTGAGGCTGATGCGACTGGTATTGATACATCGAGGTCATTAGCTGCCAAGTATGTCAAAGGTTACAACCAGCATCACAACTTCACTAACCCTCTCCATTCGCTTGCCGCTTTTAACATGGGACCAACAGCGGCTGCTAGGTGGATCGAGGATGGTGCAGACTTTGACAAGCTGCCACAGGAAACCAAAGAGTACGTTACGAGAGCATCCGTATTCTTAAATCAAGGACAGAACGACATGATGCCTAATCAAAGTGGTGCTTTGAGCACTAACAAGACTTCAATGCTGCACCCTGATCTACAAGCTGATGTCGCTAAAATGCGTAACAACCAAGTGCCTGAGAATGTCATTTCTGACTACATTGCTCAACGTAGCCAGTATTATGACTCACTACCACCTGCACCTACGCCACAAGCAGCTCTCACTCAGGGTAACGCTGTAGCACCTTCTGCCGCACTGACAGCCCCTGACGCTGGCATGATGTCCCCTGACGATGCCATGCTCTCAGCAGGTCAGACACCTATGTTTGGCAATGACAACCCAGACGCTACTCTGGCAAAAGTTGGTGCGAACATAAAACAGGCTTTGATGGGCAAGGACAGGAACCAAA